GCGGTACCGCCAGCGCGTCGTCTCGGGACGCCACTTGTGCCCGTTGCCGCAGTACTCGCTCATGCCCCGCACGCTCCTGCGGGGTCGGGAACTTTTCGGCCATCACGCGCCCCTCAGAATCGAGCCGAGTGAGGCAGCACCCAGCTTCTGGGCACCTGCGAACCGTCTGGCCGTGGAACGTGACTTCGGCTGCGCGGCTGGCAGTTCGAGTGGGTTGCGCATGGTCAACGCCTGCTGCTGCGCCTGCTCCGGGCCGTTGCCGAGCATCCGCTGGCGGCGGTACATCCACGCCTCGTCCGCGGATAGGCCCCGCGCCTCGCATTCGCGCGCTATCTGCGCCTCAGAGGGCTTCGACTCGTTGCGCATCCTGCGCACGATGGCGTTCACATCGCCGGAACCGCACCAGCAACCCGTGCTGTTGTCCGCGTAGAAGCGCTTCACCGCCTCCAACGCCTCTCCCAGCGTCATGTCCGCGCGAAGCTCCTCGTGGAACGTGCGAGCCTCCAAGTCGGTGATGGCCGCGTTGCCGTGGTGGACGCGAATCTTCGCCAGCACGAGCGTGCTTTCCTTGAGCGTCAGCATGTCAGTACTCCTTCCCGTGATTGGTTTTCGGCGGCTTCCTCGGCCGCGTAGTGGGCTATCAGTGCCGCGTTCGCGTCCTGGTTGGCCTGCGAACGGTTCCACGCCGATGGCGAGGGGCGTGCGGTCGGCTCGGGTTTGGCCGGCAGCGGGTCATCGTCCCAGTGTTCGCCGTCCAGCCAGTTCGCCGGGGTGAGCGTGTAGCCGGGTTCCCGGTTCGGGTCGGCGGCGTACCTCGACGCCTTGGCGATCAGGAACGTGTTGTTGGTTTTCCTCCGCGCCTTCCGCCAAGCCTCGAAGGCCTTGCGTTTGCCGGTCTTGCGTGGATAGGTCTGCCAGAACTGCTCGAACTCGATGGGATAATCCTCGTCGGCGCTCTCTGCGGCCCCCTCGGCTTGCGAGGGGGTTTGGGGGAGAGAGAATTCTTCGTTAGAAGAATTCTTTTGGTTATTGGTTATTGGTTCTTGGTTCTTGGTTAAAGAGTCCCAGCGTGACTCGGGTGTGACATTCGAATTGTCACGGCGTGACATGCTTGTGACATTCGTTTCGTCACAGCGTGACTCGGGTGTGACATCGGCTTCGGAACGCTGCTTGCGCTTGCGGTTGCGAGCACCCTCCGCCCTCGTCTCCACCTGTTCGCGGCTGGACTGATGGGAAAGATAATCGTGGATGCGGTAGGAGCCGTCGTCCGAACGTTCGAACATGCCGACCTTGATCAGCGCTTCGATGTCCTCTTCGGTCGCGTTGAGCTGGTAGATCACGTCATCCTCGCTCATCACGCCGTCGTTGAGCACGTCGGAACAGAAGGAAATGGCCATGCAGTACACTCCAAGTGCGCTCGGACGCATACGCTGTAGCTTCAGCACTTTCGTGTTCGAATGGAAGCCGTTACTCAGCTTCCCGTAGCCCTGTCTGGCCATCAGTCCGCCTCCTTTCTCTTGTCTCTTTGGTATTCGGCTATCAATGCCAGCAGTTCGGGGCTGGCGGCGATTATCTCGCTGGGCTTCAGCCCCTCGCCATTGGTCTTGGGTTTGCGGTGGTAGCCGCCACGCAAACCGGTGCGACGGCTGCCACCGATGTAGGTATGAGGGTTAATCCTGGCCATCGTCCGGCCCCAACGCCAAGCCGTCGTTCAGCAGGAGCGCGAACAATTCGAGCGGCATCCACACGAGCATCGGATTGGAGGGCACCGGCCTCGATTCGCCGCGCAGCCGGTTCGCGAGCTCGCGGCGAATCCGGTAGTCCGGTCCTAACACGTGCCCCATGTGAGTGGCGAGGAACCGTTCGAGCGTTCCGATGTCGAACACGGCCATCTGCCGGGCCATGCCCTTGAGGCTTTTCACGCCCACGCCCCTGCGGTGTTGGATGAGCACCCCGTAGGGAGTGTCCATGTTCGCCATCTCCACTTTGAGCTCCCGCCAATGCTTGCGATAGTTCGGCATCTTCGTGTCCTTGCATTCCACGCACACCGGCTCGCCATGGAACATGACGCCGATCAGATCGCCCTGGTCGGCGTTGCCATGCAACGGCATACGGTCGATGCGCGTGTCCTGCAACGCCCACGCGAGGTAACGCACCGTCCACGTCTCAAGGCTCGTGCCCTTTTTCTTGGCGGGGTTAACCATTCTGCTCACCGTCCTCGTGTGCGGCTTCGATGGCGATGGTCTCGAAGTTCGGCTGCTCGGTGGGGAACATGCTTTTGAGCGTGTCCATCGTCTCCGCGATGGAGAACTCGGAACTGCATGAGATGTGGTCGCCCATCGTGTACTCGAAACGCTGGCCGCAGACACGGCACCAGCGCGGCAACGGGTTCCGTTTCAGCAGCTGCTGCGTCTCCCTCAGGTCGGTGGTGCCTTCCTGAGCCCATACGGGTTTCTTGCAGCGCGGGCACAGCGACCAGGGGGGCGTTTCACGACCGGTTTGGCCGGCGCGAACAGCTTCTTCATGGCCTTCTCCGTGGAACCGAACACCAAGGGCCACGAGTCCATGATCTGCTGATATCGTTCCTCCGGCCGGTCCTCGAAATCATCACGGAACCGGTTGAATTCCTCGATGCCGTGGAAGATATGGCTCCC